ATCGACACTCTGAAGGTCGACATCGACCGCCAGGAGCGCATGGAAGCGCTCGAGAAAGAAATGAAGGAACCCGCCACGCAGCGGGGCATCCAGCATCCGAACCAGAAGCCCGAGATTGCGGCCGGTGCCGACGGCGAGAAGGCACGCAAGGAACTCCGCGCGACCGCGCACCGGAAGTACATCCAGCACGGCCTCAACGCGATGACCAACGAAGAGCGGTCCGCGATCGAACTCCGCGCCACCGGCGAAAGCACGATCACCGGCTACGGCGTGAGCGACGGGTTCCAGGTCCAGATCTTCGACAACCTGAAATACTGGTCGGGTGTCGAGCAGGCTCCGATCACGTACCGGCCGACGAAGACGGGCAACCAGTTCCCGATCCTGATCAGCGACGACACCAGCAACACCGGCGTGCTGCTGGCGGAAAATACGCAGATGGCCAGCAACGTGGACGCCACGCTGGCGCAGACGACGCTGAGCGCCTACCTGTTTTCGAGCAAGGCGATCCTGGTCTCCATGCAGGCCTTGACCGACATCGACTCGCTCGAAGCGGACGTGATCAAGAACGCCAGCATCCGGATCGGCCGCATCCGCGGCCAGTACCTGACCACCGGAACCGGGACCAGCCAGCCGCAGGGCGTGGTGACCGCGGCCGTCGCCGGCGGGTTGAACGTCACCGGTGCCAACGGGCAGACGACCAGTGTGATCGCCGACAACCTGATCGACCTCGAACACAAGGTCGACGCGGCGTACCGGATGCAGTCTTCGAAGGAAGGCAGCAAGTTGTGCGGCTACATGCTGCACGACTCGACTTTCCAGTCGATCAAGAAGCTGAAGGACAGCTACGGCCGCTACCTGTGGTCGCCGGGCGGCGGAATCAGCGGGTCGGTGACTGACACGCTCAACAGCTACCCGTACTACATCAACAACTTCATGCCGACGATGGCGGCGAACGCCACCCCGATCGTCTTCGGCTACTGGCCGGGGTACGTCGTCCGCGACGTGCAGGAAGTGATCATGCTTCGGTTGGCCGAGCGTTATGCCGATATCCTGCAGGTGGGCTTCATCGCCGCGGTCCGGAGCGACGGCCGTGTCGCCCAGACCAACGCCTTCGCCACGTACACCAACTCGGCGACCTGATCGACATCGTCGACGCCGCCGGGCGGGACTTCGGTCCGCCGGCGGGTTGACCAGGGGTGGGGAGAGAGAGCGGCCCGGACGCAAGTCCGGGCCGTTTCTTTTGCCACGGCCTAGATACGGGGCATGGGGCTGAAGCTGATCACGCCGCCGGCCGTCGAGCCGGTTCTCCTGGCCGACGCCAAGGCCTTCCTGCGCGTGAGCGTCACGACCGACGACGCCCTGATCTCGTCGTTCATCACCGCCGCGCGCCAGTATTGCGAAGGCTACCTCGGCCGGCAGCTGATCAACGCGACCTACAAATTCAGCTTCGACACCTTTCCGCTCTACAGCGGCACCCAGTTTCCCTGGCCGTTTCTGCAGCAGGTGCCGGTCGCCGGCGCTTACCAGCTGGGGACCTACTACATGTCGACGCCGAACCTGGGGATTCTCTCCCCGGTCGATCGACGCAAGCTCACCTGGCCGAACGTCGGGAACATCGCGCTGCCGAAGCCGTCGCTGCAGTCGGTCACCTCGATCCAGTACATGGACGTGAACAACACGCTGCAGACCTGGGATCCGAGCAACTACCAGGTCATCACCGACAACGATCCGGGTTACATCCTTCCGCTGCAGTCGTATCCGACCGTCTCTTCGACCGCGGCAGACGGCGTGCAGATCACCTACGTGGCCGGCTACGGACCGGACGGCACGTCCGTCCCCGGCACGATCGCGATCGCGATCAAGCTGATGCTGGCCGGCTGGTACGAGACCCGATCGCCGTCGACCGTCGCCGCCGGCGTCGAGCAGGCGGTCCACTCGCTGCTCAGCCAGTACGTCTTCGAGGGCAACGTATGAAGCCCCTCAACGCCGGCGACCTGCGCCACCCGATCGTCATCCAGCAGCGGACCGACACCAAGGACGCCTTCGGCGCTCCGGTGCCAGCCTGGACCACCGTCTTCGCCACGCCCTGGGCGAAGATCGAGCCGCTCAGCGGCCGCGAGTTGGAGCTCATGCGGACGATGGGCGGGACCGAGACGCACAAGATCACGATCCGTTACCTGCAGGGCGTCATTGCCAACGGCACGCTCCGGGTCTCGTACACGCAGGGTAACACGACCACGGCTCGGATTTTCACGATCAGCAGCGTGAGCGACATCGAAGAGCGGAATTACATGATGGTCCTGATGTGTACCGAGGACGTGCGTCTCTGAGTCACGCAGTGAGTGGTCGGGGAGGCAGCAGTGCAATTACAAGGATTCGATTCAGTCCGCGCCAAACTGGATACGCTGGGTAAAAACGAGGCAAGGAAGATCGCCCGAAAGGCGCTCCGCCGCGGCGGGAAGGTTGTACAGCGGGAGGTGATGTCGCTCGCGCCGGTCAAGTCGGGAATGCTGAAGCGGAACATCAAGGTGCGTGCGGTGAAGTCGAAGAAAAAGGGTGCCGCCCGCATCCAGGTCGGGATGGCCAAGAAGTTTTTCACCGGCCCTTTTTTCTACGCCGGCATGGTGGTCTTCGGCCATCTGACCGGCAAGCGGGGCTCGGCGAACCGGCACAAGGTCGAACCGAACCGGTTCATGGAGAAGGGTTACGAGAACAGCAAGTCCGCCGCGCTGAACGAAATGACCGACGCGTTCAAGGAACTGACCGCCTAAGCGGATGAGGGGGGTGGGGAAATGGCATCGCTCGGACTCGCAATCAGTGCGCAGCTCGCCAGCAGCACGGCCGTGGCGGCAATTACAACCAACATCATCCCGAACTACGCGCCGAAGTCGGCGGCTTACCCGCAGGTGGTTTGGGAAAAGAAGGAAGCCGAGCCCGACGTCACCTACTCCGGCAACAGCGGCCTGGTGAAGGCGGATGTCGTGATCCGCTGCATCGCCAAGAGCAACTACAGCAACCCGTCCGCCGGGTACGCGCAGGCCGACGCACTGGCCAACTCGGTGACGGCCGCGATGGACGGGCAGGGCGGCACCTGGGGCGGCGTGGTCGTGCAGCGGGCGTTCCTCCAGGACGACGCCGAAGACCAGCTCGAAGACCAGGACTCGGAGGAAATCCTCTACCTGATCCGGGAGCTCAACTTCGAGATCTGGTTCAACAACACCTGACCGCGTTTCGTCGGCGGGGCGCTACATAGGGCAGGCAGGGGATCAGGGCACACACGGGGGTAGGGAATGTCGACACCAACAGCAGCGGTCATCGGCGCGGGGACAATTTTGAGCTATCAGGCCTCTTCGACGTCCGCCTTCACGGCGATCGCCGAGTTGAAGGACGTGAAAAGTCCGCACATCACCGTCGATAAGTACGAGGCCACCCGGTACGACAGCCCGAACCTGAACAAGGAATATCTGTCAGGCTGGAAGGATTCTGGCGAAGTGGACTACGAGGTTAACTACCTCACGGCCAGCATGGTGCTGTTTCGTTCGCTGCTCGGCGTGTCGCTGCCCTGGAAGCTGACCTATGCCGATACGCACACGGATGCGTTCACCGGGTTCATCGACGACATGGCCGGCGACAATCCGAACAAGGGCGTCTGCGACATCAAGATCAAAATCAAGGTGACCTCGCTGCCGGTCTACACCTGATCGGAGCCGGCGGCGGGGCGGGCGTTGAAGGGAAAAAATGGGCATCAAGGATCAAATTTTGGCGGCGGACGACCTGCCGTCGCGCAAGGTGACGGTGAAGGAATGGGGCACGACCGTTGTCGTCCGGACGATGGACGGCGAGTCGCGTGACTCCTGGGAAGTGTCGGTCTTCACTGGCGACGTCGATCGACGCCGTGAGAACATCCGTGCAAAGCTGCTCGTGCGGACGCTGTTCGACGAGGCCGGCCAGCCGGTCTTCACGAACGAAGACGTTGCCTCGCTCGGTAAAAAGAGCAGCCGGATTCTGGAACGTCTCTATGACGTCGCGGCCAAGCTCAACGGGATCCGCGATGGAGACATCGCGGAGCTCGAAAAAAACTCCTGAGCCGGCCTTCGCGCCGGCTCTGGTTCCGACTCGCCCTGGCAATGGGCAAATCCGTCCGCCAGCTGCAGCGTGAGATCGGCTCGGCCGAGTTCTCCGAATGGATCGCGTTCTACAACCTGGAACCGTGGGGCGATGAGCGGAGCGACTATCGGTTCGGCGTCCTCGTCGCCGCCTTGAAAAATAGCTGGCGCGGCGAGGACACGGACCCATACCAGCCGGAAGACTTCTTCCACACGCTGAGAGTACAGACGCCGTCCGAACCCGACGGGGCGGCGGAACCACCGGCCGCGGCGGTCGCCGCGCCGTCGGCCAAGTTCAAGACGCGGATGGATCAGCTTCGGGTGAGCATGGCCAAGGCCGGCTTCAAGCCGGCAACGCCTCCGATCCCGGCATCGCCGCCAAAGCCGGACGCCGGGCCTACATAATGCCGCGTGGGCACCATCGGAAACATCCTCGTTTTGCTGGAGGCTAACAGTGCCTCCTTCGAGAAGCCCGTCGACAAGGCCGGCAAGTCGCTCGACCAGCTGAAAGAAAAGGCTGGGGGTTTTGATCTCGGGAAAATGCTGGCTGCGGGAGCCGGTGTGGGCATCGCCGTCGAGGGCATCCACATGGCCGTCGAGGGTGTCGAAAAGCTGGCCGAGCTAGGCAAGAAGGCGATCGAACTCGTTGCCGAGACGGTTCAGGATGCAACCAGGGCGTACCGCCTGGCCGGGTCGCTTAACATCCCGACCGACTCCCTGATGGCATTTCAGAACGCAGCCAAGGCCGCCGGCGTCGACTCCGACACATTCGACGCGGCGCTTCGCAAGCTTCAGCTGAATCTCGGAAAGGGAGCGGACGACGGCGGAAAGGCCGCCGCCGGACTGGCGGCGTTGGGTCTCAACGCGAAGCAGTTGGAAGGCCAGGGGTTGGACAAGAGCCTGGAACAGATCGCCAACGGACTGGCCGGCATTCAGGATGGATCGAGACGGGCGGAGATCGAAGTGGAGCTTCTGGGTAAGTCGGGCCAAAACTTAGACGCGCTCTTTCGCCAAGGTGCGGAGGGCCTGGAAAAGGCCAAGGAGGAAGGCCGCCTGTTCGGCAACACGTTCAACGACCTGGAGTCGGCGAAACTCGTCGCGGTCAACAACGAATTTGTGAAGATCGGCGAGCGGATTGAAGGGGTCAAGGACAGGCTCGTGCTGGCGCTTGCACCTGCGTTCCTCGCGATCGCCAATCAGATCGAGGGGCTGATCCCCTCGGCGACGACAATGAGCAGCGCCTTTGCGACCGGCCTTCACTACGTGGGCGACGGAATCGGCGTTGTCCTGGACGGCTTCCACGCCCTGCATATCGCCGTCGACGTCATCAAGGTTGTCGGCCAAGCGACGGTGGTTGTTCTGCTGGAGGCGCTGGCAAAGCTCGGCCACGGCGTCGAGTTCCTCCTGAACAAGTTCCTCCACATGCATGTCGCCTTCGCCGGCGAGTTGGACCAGATCGCCAGCCTTGCCGACTCTGTGGCGAGCGATTCGATACAGGGCCTTAAGGATGACTGGAACGCGCCTTGGCCGCACCAGGGCGTCGACGCCGCATTCGCCAAGATCAATGCCGACGCCGACAAGGCCGCGGCGGACCTCAACGCCAACCACAAGGATTTTGCTGCACCGATCGACGACTCGTTCGGCAAGGCCGCCGATGACATCGAGAAGCGCCTGGCTGAGCTCAAAAAGAGGATCGATGAGTTCGGCATGGATGAGGGACAGAAGGAGCTCTTCGAGATCAAGGCCGCCGGCGGGTCGGCAGAGGCGATCGCCCAGGCTCAGAAGTACGTCGACACGCTAAAGCAGCTGGAGAACGCGAAGAAGGCCGGCGATGCGATCAAGGATCTGAACAAAGAGATTGCCGAGTTCGGGATGTCCGCCGCGGACAAGAAGCTCGACGCGCTGAACGGCATCGCCGATCCGGAGCAGATGGCCAAGCTGAAGGAGCTCTCGGCGCACATGGACGCCCTGGAGGAACACAAGAAGGTGTTCGAAGAGACGGCTACGCCACTGGAGAAATACAGCGCCGCGATGGACGAGCTGAATAAGAAGCTCGCAGACGGCCGCATTTTCCAGGCCGACTATGCGAAGGAAGCGGCACACCTGCGCGACGAGCTCGAAAAGCAGAACAAGGCCAAGGATCACAAGCCTGAACACGAGAAGGTCGCCGCGGCCATGATCCGCCGCTTCGATTTTCGGCTGCTGCCAGTCGGCAAAAAAGACGGTCATAAGGACCACGCCGCGGCCACGAAACAGATCGCGGCAAGCACGAAGCAGGCCGCGGGGCATCTGAAAAAAGTCGAGAGCAATTCATCCGAGCAGCTCCGCCTGCAGCGCCAGGCGATGGAAAACGCCGGGGACGTTGCATCGATCGCCTGATTGCAGAACCGGGGGGTTCAAGTGCTGACTGTGACCGCAGTTTTTCCTAGTCCCACGCGCCACATGCAGGCGGTGGCCACGCTTGATGACTCCACGTCGATGATCAAGACGCAGGTGTTTGAAACGTGGGTGGTCGAGACCGGCAACATCAACATCCAGGCCGTCGACCTGCTTGATGCCACCGGCGTGACCGACGGCACTAACACGCTGCCCATCACCGGGGGCACCTACACCGTCGGATACCTCGGGACGAGCGTCTACTGCAAGCGGGTCCAGCCCACGCGGGCGACCGAAACGCCGGTCGGGTTTGAGGTCGAGGTCGAGTATGCGATTCCGCAGACGCCGCCGGCCGTCGTCAAGCTCTCGCTCGGCGGGGTCGCCTACAGCCAGGTCACCTGGTTCGACAAGGACAACAAGGCGATCGTCAACTCGGCCGGCCAGCCCTTCGACCCGTCGCTGACCAAGGTTTTTTACGACATGAAGATCGGCCTGTCGTGGCAGACGATCACCACGCCGCCGGTCGACCTGATCTTCGCCGCGCTGGGCAACGTCAACTCCGACACCGTCGTCCTGGCGGCGGGGGGGTGGAGCCACACCTTCACCCAGCGCCAGCTGAAGCTGGAGGACGCCTCGGTCGACTTCGATTTTCAGGGTGGCCAGCTCTACTGGTCGGTTTCGCTGTCGATGCTCGCGCGGAGCGACATGTTCGTCGATGTTTTGCTCGATCAGGGATACGCGACGGCGGACGGCAGCGGCAACCTGACCACTGTGACCGACGAGAGCGGTGCCGCGCTCAATGCGCCGGTGCGGCTCAACGGCAGCGGTGGCCTGCTCGCCTTCGGCGCAACACCGGTCTACATCACGTTCAAGGTCGAACCCCAGGTCGCCTTCGACGGGATTATCGCAACGATTCCTTAACGGCGGCGGGGGGCGGGGATGGTCAAGGGATACCGGCTGGACGCTAAGAGCATTACAGCGCTGGCGAAGGTGCTGAAGTTCGGCCGGGCCGCGCCCGTCGCGCCGCCGATTGTGCCGGCCGGACCGAAGATCCGGTTCGGCGGCGGCGGCCAGGTGGTGGCCGTCCACGTTGGCGACAGCACCGGCGACGGCTGGTACGAGGGCACGCTCGACACGGGCAGGGCGACGGCCGCGACGATCACCGACGGATACATCACCGGCATGAGTGAGGGCGACGACTGCCTGATCTTCAACGGGCCGGAAATTTCCTGGACTGCGAGTCCGATCAATCCGCCGGGGCCCACCATCGGACTGAAGGTAGGCGTCGACGCTGAGAGCGGCAAGCCGATCGTCCTGGTCAACAGCTTCAACCCCGGACCTTGCGATACGGTCTCTGGCGGCGGGGGTGGATGATGCCCTCGTTCCAGCTTTTCGGCACCGACGGAAAGATGCTCACCAACCCAACGACGGGGAAGGCACAAAGCTCTGACGGCAGTTCGGTCTGCGTGATCTGCAACTGCTCGTCACCGACGTTCTGGCAGATGGTCCCGACGAGTCTGGGGATCACGGTTGAGGCAAACTGGCCGGCGATCGCGCCGTTCAATACGGCGACGTTCACCCCGACTCATTACCCGGGCTTGGCCGCACAGAACACGTCGGCCGGCGTGCCGTGGACGCTGAACTATTCCTCAGCGTCGCCGATGACCTTCGCGGACGTGTGCCGGAACATCGTGATCACCCACAACGGGATTTGCGTCAGCACCCAGAACAGCACAAGCGAGCCGAACGACGCCAAAATTTTCACGTTCGTTCAGACCGAAACCTACACCGGCCAGTGGGTCTGCACGTCGAACTCTGATTCGTTTTTGTCGCGCACGGACGGCTCTGGCAATGTCTACCGCGGGCTTGTCCTCGATTTCCAGTTTGTCGTTTGGCGATACAGTTCGACGCTGTCGCGGTCGGACGGGTACGCGATCGACGACTCGCTGGTTTTGATCCCCATCCCGCCGACGACGGCCATGGTCGATTACACCCACGTGACCACGGGGCAGCGGACCGACGGCTACAATGCTGACACCTTCTATCTCTACAACGACGTTCCCGAGGATTACATCACCGGTGTCGGTCCGCTCAACTCGACCAACAACGTCCTGGTGACGTTCGGCCAGATCTATCCCAACACGCTTTCGCTGGCGAGCCCATTTGGGGGGGCACTGTCCACTTACGCCACCGTTCACGTCGCCGACCTAACTTCACCGGCCACGTTCACGTTTGCCAAGCCCGCGACTCCCTCTCCGCTTCCGCCCGTTCCGAACGTCTGGGCGTGGGTCGGCGGCGATGCCACGGTCACGCCGCTGTGCACTGATCCCGATCCTGCGCCGGTGGCGGACTGCAACGGAATCACGCCGCCGCGGCCTTGCGGTTTATACAGTTTGGAACTTGCCGGGCAGGACTCGCTTTCGGTTTCAAACGGTTCGTCTTCCGCTCTGGTGCAATTCAACTCTTACACGGTGGCTGTCAACAACGGATCGGGCGGGAGTCTGGTGTCGGACAGCTTCCACGCGGTTTTGACCTCGGGCGGCGTCGCGACGGCGGTGAACGCGACGGCGCTGTTCACCTTCGATGGCGCGTCGTGGCAAATGCAAATCCAGTTCACTGTCGCCGGTGCGACGTGGACAAGCGATCCGGGGGACGAAAACGGCGACACGTCGCCGCTGGGCGACTACGACGACGGCTCGATATTGAGCACCTGTTGATGCGCACGCGGCTCAAACATTTTCGTGGGCCGGCATGGCTGGCGTTCGCTGCAGAGCATCCCGGCGCGACCGCGGCCGTCGTTCATCGCTTTCCACCGCTGGACGGCCGCGGAGACGTCTTCGTTGATCCGCGCCACCCGGCATATGCGGCGTTCGCGAAAGACGGCGGGGCGATCGCCCCGCCGTCTTTCTGGTCGACGCTTCGAGACCTCGTCGACGCCGGTTTGATACCCGACCGACTGGACACGCTCTTGGCCACCCTGCCGAAGTTCAGGCGCGAACAATGGGACGAGTTGGTGTCGGCCGACCCCGCCGTCTTCGACGATGTCGCCGCCGGGACCGCGTGGGCAATCCGGATCCAGAACGCCCTTCACAAGCGGATCGGGAAACCGCCCCTGGGTCCGGACGGACGGCCGGTGCCTGAAACCCCGCCGGCAGCTTCACCGACGCCTTCGCCGGTCCGATCTAGTGGCGGGGGTGCCCTGCCATGAAATGCTTCAAACGTGCCGAGCTGTGCCGGCTCATCCGGCTCCGCGCGCCGGGGTTCGAGCGAGCGATCGAGCCGGCGAAGTTTTGGAGGTCCGATCCGTACGTCGTGATCAACGAAGACCACCCTGCCTGGCGGGTCGCCTTGGCGCGATTCGACGTCCCGGCCGAGGGTCCGATTCCATACGACCGCTGGCCGAGCTTCGCGCGCCGCCTGGCCGGCTGCGCGTTCCCGGCCGAGGCCGGTCTGGGCGACATCGTCGGCCGACTGGCGTCGACCCTCGGCGACCCGTCGATCGTCCGGTTCTTTTTCCGCCGGCTGCTCGACGGTCCCTTGCCCAGCTCGCCGCTGTCGGTGCTGAACATCCGATTCCCGCTCGCCCAGGGCGACACGCGCCACGTTTGA